TAATGGAACTTTGCCTCCTAGAGAGGATTACATTAAAGCCGTTAATCTTTTTACTATCAGCCCTAAATTAGGTCATGCTGGAGACGCATTTAAGGACAGAATAAAAGTCGAGGCGATGAACGCCTATTCTGAACTGGCTTGGGACGGTAAAGCGGTCTTTAAGTTCGTTTGCCAAAAACCTACCGACTTAAATGAAGTTTTAGACTTGGCTCGCATTTACAAGATTCCGAGGGAAGCGATATGGATTATGCCCGAAGGGGCTGACCCACAAACCCATTTAATCAATACAGTTAAATTGGCAGATGCCGTAATAGAAAAAGGCTGGAACTTATCGACAAGGCTACATGTCCTTGCTTGGGGTCAAACGAGAGGGAGATAATGTTGGAGTTAGACGAAAATGCCATAGTTGGCGTAAAAATGATTTTAAGGGCATTAGGGGAAGACCCTGACCGAGATGGATTAAGAGATACCCCTAAAAGAGTAGTTAAAGCCTTAAAAGAGATGACGACTGGTTATGTGGAAGACCCAGCCACAATTCTAGGGACTACTTTTGACGTGCCTTATGATGAAATGATTATCTTAAAAGATATCCCTTTTGTAAGTATGTGCGAACACCATATGCTGGCCTTTAAGGGAACTGCTGCGGTGGGCTATATCCCGACAGGAAGGGTCGTAGGGCTTAGTAAATTGGCTAGGGTAGTTGATACCTTCGCCAAGCGCCTACAGGTCCAAGAAAGGCTTACAAGCGATATCGCCCATGCCATACAAGAGCATGTAGCGGCTTCAGGTGTAGGGGTAGTTATTAAGTCGCACCACACTTGCATGAGTAATCGAGGAGTTAAGAAAACAGGAGAGATGGTAACTTCAGTAATGCTCGGTAGTTTTAGGGCAGAACCCGAAACACGCAATGAGTTCCTAAAATTGATTTCTGATTGATTTTTGATACTATTGGTAAAACATAGGAGTAAAAACTAGTGGCAAAAACTAAGGGAATTGACCCTGAAGTTATAGAACGAGAGCGGAAAGTCTTAGAAGCCCGCTTGCTTGGCTTGCCTTGGGACACAATTGCCAAAGAGGTTGGCTATGCCAGTGCTGGAGCGGCTTACAATGCCTATTCAAGGGCTTTAGTAAGGACTTTAAGAGAGCCAGCCGAAGAGATAAGGCAACAAGAGTTAGAACGCCTAGACCGAATGATGACTCGATTTTACAATGACGCTATTCGGACAGGTAATCCTGCGAGTGCGTCCACCACATTAAGAATTATGGAACGCAGAGCAAAACTACTAGGCTTGGATGCGCCTACTAAGATTGATAGTAAGTCTGAAATGACCATTTATACAGGCGGAGGGGACATTGATGAGGCCGTTGAAGAACTCCGAAAGGTCCTTGCCGAACGAGCAGGCGATAGCCAGATACCTGTGGAGTGATAAATGGGCAAGACCTGCTCAATTAGAACCTGACGGCTTATGGAATACTTGGCTGTTTATGGCAGGCCGAGGTGCTGGCAAAACTAGAACTGCTGCTGAATGGCTAATTTATCAAGCCTGTAAAAACGACTATACAAGATGGGCGGTATTAGCCCCTACTTTCGGAGACGCAAGAGATGTTTGCGCTGAGGGTGAATCAGGATTATTAAAAGTAGCCGAGAGATATCAAATGCTAAAAAGTAAAGGCGGGTATAACTCAACTAAAGGCGAAATCAATTTAACTAACGGTAGCCGCATAAAGTTATTTTCAGGTGATGAGCCTGACCGCCTTCGTGGTCCGCAACATCATGGCGCATGGGTAGATGAGTTAGCCTCGTTCAGATATGACGATGTTTGGACGCAATTACAATTCGGCTTGCGTTTAGGTGATAAGCCAAGAACGATTGTTACAACTACACCTAAACCCACCGCCCTGCTTAGAGATTTATTAACTCGTAAAGATGGCTCAGTAGTAGTTACTAGAGGTAGTACTTTTGATAATGCTGCCAACTTGGCACCTGCTGCGCTCGCAGAATTAGAAAATAGATATGCAGGAACTAGAACTGGTCGGCAAGAGTTATATGGAGAAATGCTTGAAGAGGTAGAGGGTGCGTTATGGACGAGGGGAATGATAGAAAAGACCCGCATAAGAAAAGAAGATGTTCCTGACTTACAGCGTATAGTTGTAGCGATTGACCCTGCCGTAACTTCGGGTGAAAATAGCGATGAAACTGGAATTGTTGTAGCAGGTATAAGCCGAGATAAGCACTATTACGTATTAGACGACAGAACTTTAAGGGCAAGTCCTGATAACTGGGCAAGACAAGCCGTCAATGCTTATACAGATTGGAAGGCCGACAAGATAGTTGCCGAAACTAATAACGGCGGAGATATGGTGGTTTTAGTTTTAAGACAAGTAGACGCTAATGTCCCAGTTAAGAAAGTAACTGCTAGCCGAGGTAAGTCAGTTAGAGCCGAACCTGTATCAGCGCTTTATGAACAAGGACGAGTTCACCATGTTGGAGCCTTTCCTAAACTAGAAGACCAGTTAGTAATTTGGACACCTGACTCAAATGATTCTCCTGACCGATTAGACGCACTAGTATGGGCGCTTACTGAGTTAAGCGGCGGTAAGGGAATGCCATCAGGAATAGTTCCTGTTTCGCTGACTCAAAGTAATGATTGGAGTATCCCGAGATTATGAATGACCCAAGAGATATTGCTGCTTATGCGGCTAAGTTAGTAACTGGAGATAGACAAGATACTTACGGACACCCTTTAGATGATTTTACAAGAGCAGGAAAGATATGGGAAGCCATAATTGGAGTGCCAGTTTCAGCCGAGCAAGTAGCCTTATGTATGGTTGGCATAAAAATAAGCAGGCAAGCAAACGCTCATAAGTTAGATAATGTTGTAGATGGCATTGGATACTTTTTAACTCTAGCAATGGTGCAAGAAGAGCGGGCAGTTAGAGAATTAGACAGAAATAGGAAAGGAGAGAAATGAGAGTATTTAAGGGAAAGTCAGATAGATGGGGGATAGGTATTTTCTATTGTAAGCATGACTTATCTATTACTTTTGACTTTGCTTGTTTCTATATTGCTTTCGTCTTTTACAAGTATTGGGATAACTAATCGTCGCTAGGCCGTTCTCGAAAGAAAATATTAGCATCGTTTTCTTCTAGCAAGGCATCAAATAAGTCGTCAATATCTAACTCCTTAATTTTTGGTCCTTTGAAATAAATCCATAAAGCAACGCCGAGGGCTATTGAGGCTGTACACCAAGCCACAAAAGCCAAGATCAAGGCTATCCAACTAACCATTTGCTAATTTCTTTTCTTTAGCCATATCTCTCTCTGTTTGTAATTCGCCAAAGGTTCTGCGCTGCATTTTCTTATTGAAGTGCTTAATGTTGTTAGCAGGTATGCCTATCCTTGTTGTGGGTAAAGTAATTGCTAGTAAATCAGAGGCCTCTTGGTTCATATAACCTGCGTCTAAAATAGCAGCGTCATCAGGAAATACATCAGCATGGCGGTCTTTATCTTTATCTACTAAATGGTCCTCTTTACCGCCCATAGAATATAAGTAGCGGAAGTTAGCAGGGCAATTAGGTTCGACCATACGCTTAAAACGACTTACTTCTTTTGTATAAGCATAGAAAGTAACTTCTGGAGTTTGTCTGGCTATATCGAGCCAAGCCTCTAAATACTCATCACTAAAAAAATCTCCTGCGTCGTGTATTCGAACGTGGCGACCTTTCATTTTCTTATGTTGGACTTCAGATAACATCTGCGCCTTCCACTCTTCGATATGGTAAAGAACATACTCAAGGTTTTGTATATGGCGACCTCTTACATTACTAAAAAGATAAGTGCCATTTCGGGCATAGCAGAAAGAAGCGCAAGCACCAGCAGCGGGGCAGACATTAAAATTAGTGCCGTCAGTTAATTTAATTGCAAAGGCTGGAAGGCTCCAGTTATAGATTCCATCAGGGCGGAGTTCGCTATTTTGGCTTAATAACTTTTTAAGCATTTAATTCTCCTTCAGTCCATACAGACTTGGTGCCCCCATCATAAGCCTTGGCTAATCCTTGGCTAATCAAACTTTTGTTGAAAGAGGAGCCATCGGGCAAAAAAACTTCTCCTAAGATTCGGCCATACTTATCTGGCTTCGTAGTCTGAATACGCATAACTGAACCTTCTAAAACCTGTTTAACATATGCCTTTGTTTTCTTACCCAAAGCCGTATTTTTCTCAGCAGTATCAATTCCTGCTAAACGCACTCGAGTTTTGTAATGTAAAGAGAACCCCAAGTCAATAGCAATATCTATCGTATCTCCATCGACTACTCTTTCTACTTTCGCCAAATACTCAAACATCAACTCTCCTGTCCTAGGTATGTACACTATCAGTTATTTATGCCCTACACTTTAAGGCATGGAGAAGGCAATTATCAAGGACTTAGAGCGAGCGCTGCGTCTTGCCCGCGATAAAATGATTACTTATACAAATGAAGAACTAATTCAAGTATGTAACCTTCTTGCCGCAGCCACACATTCCGCTAATTTAGAAGTTTATAGTAGAGAAGTAGAGGCGCTAAAAACTAAAGAGCCTGAACTGGTGTAGCAATTGGACGATAAGTACCCGCCATTTGATGGCTCGCAACTTTGCGCCCAAACTGACCCTGAGTTATGGTTCCCGACAGCGGAAAATCAAACAGGTAAAGTCGCTAAAGTGCTTTGCAAAAAATGTCCTTGGGTAGAAGAATGTTTAACTTACGCTTTGCATCACGATTTAATGGGCATTTGGGGAGCGACAACAGAACGAGAAAGGCGGGGGATACGAAAAAAGTTAGGCATTAAGGCTCAGCCTATGTACTTAGATAATCTAGTTAAACCCCCTGCTAGAGAAACTACAAAAGACTTTTAAGAGATATACTGACCTAATTGGAATGAGGGGCAATGGCTAGCGAACACGAAGAAATGTTTAATCGAGAGATGGGTCCTCTCTTTCAGTTGGCTACCGCTTTGCATGAAATGTATCTAAACTTACGCCAAGCAGGGTTTACAGAGAACCAAGCACTCTATTTAACGACTAGAATGATTATTAAACAAGAGGACATCGATATACAAATGGAAGGCGAGTAATGACACCACGCCCAGACTTAAAAGAAATTGGCACCACTGGTTTACGTAGAACTGGCGGAACAGTTTATGAAGAGTTCTTAGTATCCCTCCGTGGTCGGCGGGGCGCTAAAGTTTATCGAGAAATGTCAGAGAATGACCCTGTCATTGGTTCAATCCTTTATGCGATAGAAAAAATTATCTTGCGCCTTGATTGGCGTATTGAAGCCCCGACTGAAGAAGGGCCAGACCGCGAAGCGGCTGAGTTTATTGAAACCTGCCTTTATGATATGAGCGATAGTTGGGAACAAACTCTTTCTCAAATCCTATCAATGCTAGTTTATGGTTATGCCTTTCATGAAATCGTTTACAAAATTAGAAGCGGGTTAGATACAGACGACCCAACTAAGCGCAGTAAATATAAAGATGGCAAAATTGGTTGGCGTAAATGGCCAATTCGCGCCCAAGAAACGCATAACAACTGGATGTTCGATAAAGATGGCGGCATACAAGGCTTTGAACAAATTGACCCTTATGGTGCTGGCATACATAGAATTCCTATCGACAAGGCTTTGCTATTTAGAACCACATCTCAAAAAAATAACCCTGAAGGCAAATCCTTACTAAGGACTGCTTATCGGCCTTGGTATTTTAAGCGCAGAATAGAAGAAATCGAAGCAATTGGTATTGAGCGCGACCTTGCTGGATTACCTATTGCTTACTTACCGCCTGAATACTTGAGTTCCACAGCGAGCGCAGACCAACAAGCCGTTAGGGATTCTATCGTTTCTATTGTACAAAATGTAAAAAGAAATGAACAAGAAGGAATTGTATTTCCATTAGTATTTGATGATAAAGGCAACAAAATGTTTGACTTACAGTTACTTTCTGCTGGCGGTCAAAGACAATTCGATACAGATAAAGTAATTAGCCGTTATGACCAACGTATGGCTATGAGCGTTTTATCTGACTTTATTCTTCTAGGGCATGAACGAGTAGGCTCGTTTGCCTTGGGGTCCTCAAAGATAGATTTATGGACAATGGCTGTTGAGGCTATTTGTAAATCTATTGCTGAAGTTGTTAATCAACACGCAATTCCACGGCTATTAAAGTTAAATGGCATGAAGGTTGAAACAACTCCCGAACTGAAGTACTCAGAAGTAAGTAGCGTTGATTTAGGCGAGATTAGTGAGTATGTAAGCAAACTAATCGGTGCTGGCGCTATGACTCCTGATACTGAGTTGGAAGAATTCTTACGTGGACTTGCTGGACTGCCAATGCCTTCTGACGACAATAGCGAAATTGCCGAAACTGAAATAGAAACTGAAACTGAAGGAGATGGCGAAGCGGAAGATGAGGGCTTAGAAATGGAAGAGCCTGAATCAACTGATGAAAATGAGGCGTAATGCCTTTCGTCCGAAAAGCCCGACCCTTAAAAGACCCGAACTTAAGAAAGCCTAATGCTGGGCTGACTAAGTACGAAAAGGAAATTTACGACGTCTATAGCAAGGCATTTGATGATGTCCGAAATCAGTTGGGCGACCAAAAAGTATTAAATGACATACTAGAAGCCTTAAGAGCCAATAGTGCCAGTAAAGTCCCTAGCGCATTAAATTGGAGGGCCTTCATCGAGTCATTAGATAAAACTGCTCCTACCTTAAGCAAGCAAATTGCGGCAATGGCTAATCTGCACTCTAAAAACCTACCTAGAAAAATCCGATACGAATATAACTTTGAGTCAAAAGACCCGAGGGCTATCGCTTGGGCGCAAACTCAGGCAGGCAAAAGAATCCAAGGTATTACTTTAGAAACTCAGCAAGCCATTTCTAATTTAATTTCTGATGGGCTAAGGACTAAACTTACAAGAGAAGAAATTATTGCTGAACTAAGGCAAACTGTCGGACTAGATAAACGCCAAAGCCGAGCACTTGGAACTTTTTATGAAAAACGCCTAAATAAGTATTTAGAAGATGGAATGACGTATGAAGAAGCCGCTAAGAAAGCCGAGAAAGAGGGCAATAAATACAGAGTTAGATTAGTTAAGCAAAGAGCGATACGTATTGCTAGGACGGAAATATCGGCCGCTACTAACGCTGGGCGTTATTTAAGTTGGATAGAAGCAGACGAAAGAGATTTACTTCCTGCTGGAACTACTAAACGTTGGATAACTGCTAGAGATGAACGAACTTGTCCTGTTTGTGCGCCAATGAATGGCTTTGAAATTGCTTGGACTATACCTTTCAGTACAGGCGACCAAATGCCGCCTGCTCATCCTAATTGCCGTTGTACTGCTGTTATTGTTCCTGCAGAAGCGCCAGTTTTGAAACACTTACAAGGCAAACATAATCAAAAGGCTCACGGCAAAAGCGGTAGCGTGGCGTTCTCTGAGATGGCCTCATCTACTTCTAATTTCTTGAACATGAGCGATAATAAAGGTAATTTATTGGCTTACGTTTCTTATGTTAAAAGTTATCAAATCGAAATAGATATGATTCGAAGTTACCAAGAAAATAAAGGTTATGCTACGAAAGTCGTAGATGAACTTTACCAACGCTTTCCGAATAAAACTATTTCTTGGGGCAAAACTATTGAGCCAGCCTCTACGCATTTAGCGCAAAAATTTTCAGATAAGTACGGAAGGACTTCATTTATACCTTGGGGCAACGGAGTTATTGAAGGATACGAATGGGGTCAGGAGTATGGCGACCTAATGGCAAAAGTCGCGAAACATGCGCCAGGAAAACATAACCAACAAAGCCATGCAGGAGGCAAAACTGGTGGCGGGAAAGTCTATGACGACTTAAAAGATTTTATTAGAGACCAAGCAAGTGAACACCCTACTAATTCACAGGCTTACGATGAAAAAATAGATGAAATAACTTTGTCACAAACAGGCCCAAATGGTGAGTTATTAGCAACTGAAAATAGAGCAGCCGTCCTCGCCTATCAAGGCAATATCGGACACAAAATAAATGAGGCTTTGCGCGACCCACAAATTTCTGAGGCGGGCTATCAAAAATATATTGATGGGCTAGATAAAACGATAGAACTAGCACCTCCTTTAAGCCAAAAAATTACCGTGTATAGAGGCGTACAATCTAATGTCGGGCGAGATAACGAGTTTTGGCGCAGAATGGAAGTTGGAGACGTTATTGAAGACAAAGGATTCGTAAGTACTACTTTAAGGCCATCTTTAGCCGCAGATTTCGCTTACAAAAACGACCCTATTGCTAGTCAGGGCTTTGTATTTAAGATGGATTTGCCAGTAGGAACGAAAGGAGTGTTTCCTTCTAGCGTACTAGGACTAGAGGGCGGAGTTACGAGAACTGAAGCGGAATTTTTATTACCTAGAGGTAGTAAGTTTGAGATATTATCTAAAGAAGGCAAAGTATGGGAACTAGGATTAGTAAATGATTGAGAACTTGGGCTATTCATCAACAGTAGGCTTAACGGTTATTAAAAAGAAAGATGTCGCAAAACATTTACAAGGTCGGCACAACCAAAAAACTCACGGTGGCGGCATGGGTCCTAACTGGGAAAAAGGACAGTGGCACCAAATGTCGGACAAAGAGTACGTAGCCTTCATTAGCGACTCTCATAGATTGGCAACAAGTAACGCTGAAAGGCGACCAATAAGTAAAACTGAATGGAATAAAAACTATGCGAAAACTGATGAGGCGTATCTCGCAGAAAAACCTACAAGAGTCTACAAAAATGGCAAGATAGTCGTTTTCTCTAATCAATCCGCTAGCCCTCATCATAACTCTGTAAATGAAGGCTCATTTATGAGAGATGTAGATGACTTACAAGAAAAGTATCCTGTTGACCAATTAGTTATTAGAATTGGTGACGATATCGAGAATGTATCTAACGACACAGCATTCGGAGCAACGACAAGAGGCGGGCAAGGCGGAGCGTTTATGTGGATTAAAGGAGATGCGCTCAACCCAAATCAAATGAGGCAGGGCGGGCATTCTATGGAAGCCCAATACAAAACAGGAGTTCGAACTTACGTACTTTCTCATGAATGGGGTCATGCTATAGACAAGCCCGATGTGCCATTGGATTTCGCTTCTAAAGACACTTCAATTCGCCGAACATTAAGTAAAATTTATACTTATCAAGGTGAAGAAGTTTTAGGTAAGCAAATTATGAGCACTTATGGAAATAGTGACCCTTCAGAGGCCTTTGCTGAAGCATTTGTTGATTACGTTGTAGGACAAGATAGAGGCAAACCTTCAACAAATCCTCTAGTTGTTAAAATGGCCGAGACGTTTGGATGGGATAAACCATGGAAGAAGTAATACCAGTAATCAATACTTGCACCAAATTGAATTATGGAACTATGTCTGAGCAAACCTTAATGGAAATGGCTGCCCAAGATAATCCTGAGGCGCTAAAAGAGTTAATGAGGCGGGGAGCCTTTAAGAAGCCTGTGAAGGGGTAAACTAAGTCCATGCCGTATAAAGTCGCCACAGATGTTGAGGGTTGTTCTGCCTATGCAGTTATTAAGCCCAATACAGGAGAAATGGTTGCCTGCCACCCTACAAAGGCCAAAGCAGCCGCTCATGTAAGAGCCTTATACGCTAATGTTCCTGATGCGGTTGCAAAAGCCACTTCAGAAAAACTATTAGGCCTCTATGAAAAATTAAATCAAGAGGAACTTAATTCAGCCACACTAGTCACACATCACTACATTACAGCCGAATTGACTAAGCGTGGTTTAGATTTTAGTAAAGACGAAATGTCTAATCAGCCAGTTCTTTTAGATACTGAATTAGTGTTTGATGGAATAGATTTAGAAGAACTATTTGAAGGCGAAGAAGTACTTGTAGAAAAATTTGTGGACCAATGGGAAGAAGGCGAGTATCATTACTATAAAGTTGCCTTTGGATTGACTGGTGAAGGCGTAACTACTTTAATTGAACCAATTGAAGATGAACTAGATAAAGCGGCAGACTCAGATACTTTTACTCCCCCTGCCAGTGTTGCCCGAGCCGCAAAAAGAGCGTTAGAGTGGATTAGAGAAGGACATGCAGGCGGAGGCTTTACCGACGTAGGCCGTGCTCGTGCTGCGCAATTAGCCGCAAGACGCCCAGTAAGTTTAAGAACTATTCGGCGCATGAATTCTTTCTTAGCCCGCCATGAAAGCGATAAGGCAGGAAAAGGATTTAGTCAAGGTGAAGATGGCTTCCCTTCGGCAGGAAGAGTTGCTTGGGACGCTTGGGGCGGAGACCCTGCTAAAAGTTGGGTGAGCGGAATTATTAACCGAACAGAAAAAGCATTTAAGTATGAAGAACCTTTTATGAAGGCAGATGAAAGAAAATTTACTTTAGGGCCTCTTTATATTCCTAACAAAGAAGACGCACACTCAGAATGGACTGATTCAGATGAGTTGCAAGCCGCAGTATGGGAGTATGTAAAGTCAGGCGATAGAAGAATCCGCCTACAACATAACAGAGATGTAGTTGCTGGTGAGTGGTTAGAGGTAATGACTTTCCCTTACGAATTAAGTGTTCCTATGATGAAGGCTGATGGTACTTCAAGCCAAGTTACTTATCCAGCAAATACAGTTTTCATGGGAGTCCAATGGAAAGACTGGGCTTGGGACTTAGTAAAGGCGGGCAAGTTAAGAGGTTATTCAATAGGTGGCAAAGCGCAGAGAATAAGTGCGGACTTACCAGAGCCTGAAGAAGTTACAGTGGAGTTATCTTCACCTAGCGTCAATAGCGTTCATGTGGATACTATAATGAAACCTTCAAAGCGGAAGAAGAAAAATGGATGAAAAAGATTCTAGCGACCTATCGCAACAGAGCGGAAGTTCGTGCGGCTGTTCTTGCCTTTGTTCTGTATCTGAGTCCGGTATTGTTATACAAGTTTCTAAAACGTCGAAAGAGGCGAGGTAAGTAATGTTTCTCTACAAGTCGGCTGCTAATCAAAAACAAACTACGAATCCTTCACTCGTTGCTAAGCATGGCTCTCACAACCAAGCCAGTCATGGCCGCAAAGGCAGTAAAGGTAGCGGAGCGAGTTCGAATGGCTCGTTATCTAACGAAGGTCCTTTAGTCGACGCCAAAAATGCAGCAGTAGACGCTAAAGAGGCTGTTGGTAACATGATTAGCGGTGCTAAAGAAAAATTAAAAAATATGCAAGCAAGTCCAAACAAAGGGTTTGCGGCAGCAATTGAAAGAAGTAAAGGCGTTATTAAAGGTTATCAAGACGCAAGAGATTTAATTGGAAAACCTAAAGAATTGGCAGCGTTGAAGAGCACGATGAATAGAGCCAAAAAAGATATACAGTTGCCTCGCAATAGCGCTTTAGATAAAGCATTTGTTACTGGTTACGCAGACGCAGCCATACAAGTAGCCAACGATTATGGCGATATAGATACGACTATCTAATGTTTCTCTATAATTCTGCACTTAATAAAGCCAAGTCCTTAAAAGAAGGAGATATGGTTTCATGGAATTCATCAGGCGGTAGAGCGACAGGTAAAGTTATTCATGTAATGGATTACGGCACTTTAGATATTCCAAACAGCAAGTTTAAGATTAAGGGTGAAAAAGATAATCCTGCCGTGCTTATTCAGTTATACCGAGATGGCAAGGAAACTGATATTCAAGTAGGACATAAAATGTCGAGCCTAACTAAGTCCATTGACGAGCAATTATTAAAGCACGGAAGTCATAATCAAAAGACTCATGCTGGCTCTAGAGGTAAAGGTGCTGCGGGGGCAGGAGGCGCAAGTGCAACGGCTAAACCAAATGATTCTGAAAAGTATTATGACGCTGGATATGACGACGCTTTAATGGAAGACATTGACGAACAGTTATTCGGAGCGGATGAAGAATTTGAAGAGGTATTGACAGACTTAGAAGATGAATTAGGAATAAGTAGGGGGCTCGATGGAGCAGCAAGGCAAAATAGAAATGTTAGAGCACCTGACCAAATAAAAGAACAAATAAAGTACGTAACAACGGCGCAAGATAGTTTAGGAAGAGCGAGAACTTCGGTAGATGAAGCCAGCCGTCCCGTAGATACTGACGCTTTATTCGACACACATATCGGCGATGTAACTAGGGCTCAAAATCATTTAGAAGATGCAATAAATGAATTAGGCAATGGAGATAATTCAGTACAAGGATTACAAAGTACTTTGAGAGGTGCTTTAGGAGAATTGCGCGACTACAGCGACCAGTTAGACGAAAGAGCATTGAAAAAAAATTTAGTAAATAAGCATGGAAGCCACAATCAGGCTTCCCACGGCAGAAAAGGAGGCGGCAGAGCAAGTTCATCGCAATCTGCTCCAAGTGCAATGCCTTTCCGCACTACAGGTAAAGATAAATTAGATGAGGCATTATTTAGTCGATTAGACCGAAAAGAAAGTAATGCTGCTTACGTGCGAGGTTGGAAAGAAGGACAAGCACAGAGCACAGATGACAAACTTTTCAACGCAGCAAATAGTTGGATAGATATGACCGACAAGGCAGTCAATGAAGGCAAAATGCCAAGTGACGGCTTTCTATTAGAAACTGCTAGGGCTGTAGGTTTAATCAATGGAATGTTACAAGCAGGTAAAGGCGCAAAGTAATAAAGCGGTTTCAACCCTAATTAACAACGTAGTAATGCGATAATAAGCATTAAGTTATTGGAACTAACTTAATGGAGTGCTTAATTGCGCAGGTTGCGAAATATAAATTTACTTTTTTTTGCTATTGGCTGGTTGATACTGACACCTATAGCCTCATTTGCTGATGACGTAATAGTAGAACTTACACCTGAAACCCCTTATGTTGACTTTGTCGTCAATGTCGATACGACTACGGCCTATGCCATACACACAAATACTGGGCCTCGAACTGAGGTTATAGATAGTCAGACTGTCGTCAGAACAGACTGGGTAGATTCATGGATTACTCTTTATCGAGGCGTTGCTTCCGATAGCGGGACTGTTATCAGGCACGACGACGATAGCAACCACAATGCGGAAAATAACTTCCTCGCTTCCAAACTAATAGGAACTTTAGAAGCAGATACATATACGATAAGAGCGACTTCTTTCAATTATATGGCAAACGGCAGTACGCCTACTGGTAGTTACACGCTTAGTAGTAACTTAATCAACTTACCTGAAACTAATACGGCAACGGCTAGCCCTGATACGGCTACAGTCAATACAAGTCCTAGTGCGCAAGACACTAATACAGTAACAGTAGATACAGGGACTGTTACAACTAATCCTTCAAATGTGGACGGAACAACTGCTACAACGAACCCGCCCACAAACTCAACCAGTACTGAGCAACCAGTAACTCCAACTCCATCACCGTCGCCAGAAAGTCAGCCAGAGCCAATAATACTTCCATCACCTACTCCTATTGAGATAGATACAAGCCAAGAGCCATCGCCCATGACACCAGAACAAGAACCTGACACGCCCATAACAGATACTTTAGACGCTGAGGAATCTCTGCTAGACGACGAACCAGTACCAGAAGAGTTACTAGAACAACCGACACAAGAATTAGAGCAAGAAAATCTGTTGGAAGAACCAATTGAAACTCCTATCGAAGACTCAGAAGAGCCTACCAGCGTCTTTGAAGAAAACCAAGAACCTGTTACCTCAGAAGATGTGGATAATTTAGTAGAGTCCTTG